CATTAGAGAAAACGCACCATTTTGGTTATCCAAACGAAGAACTAGCTAAATTTTGGGGCATGGAAGTAGATGAAGTACAATTTTATCGCTGCGGAAACTGCGAATATTTCTGTGATACTCCTGAAGCAATCGAGGCTGTCCAGGCTGAGATTCCTACTTCAGATGGCTATTGCAAGAAGTATGAGTTTGCTTGTATGTCTGAAAAAGTCTGTGATTCTTGGGAAGGCGAAGAAGAAAAAGACGAAGGAGAAGAAGATTGAAACAGGGTCTCTACAGTAATATCGCTGCTAAACGAGAGCGCATTAAGGCTGGATCAGGCGAAAAGATGCGTAAGCCAGGTACAAAAGGCGCACCTACAGCCAAGGCTTTTAAACAAGCTGCTAAGACTGCTAAACCAGTAAAGGCTAAAAAATGAAAATGACCAAAGGGCAGAAGAAGGTCGGCAAGGTTATGGGTGAATACAAGGCTGGAAAGCTCAAGTCATCTAGCGGTAAAAAGGTTACAAACCCCAAGCAAGCAGTAGCAATCGCTATGAGCGAAGCTGGGTACAAGAAGAAGAAATGATCAAAAAAGGTAAGGAAACATTCTCAGGCTACAACAAGCCAAAGAAAACTCCTAACCACCCTACTAAAAGCCACGCAGTATTAGCTAAAGTGGGGGAGACAGAAAAGCTGATCCGTTTCGGACAGCAAGGTGTAAGCGGTAGCCCAGCAAGAAAAGGCGAGTCAGAGGCAGACAAAGCTAGGCGCAAGAGCTTCAAAGCTCGCCATGCAGATAATATAGCTAAGGGAAAGCTCTCAGCGAGTTGGTGGGCGAATAAAGTAAAGTGGTAAACAAATAAAGGATATTTATGGCAAGCCTATTAGACCTGGCAGATGCCCGTCTAAGGGGTTTGCTTGATAGCAGAAAAGTAGAAAGACCATCTATGGTTGGTCTACTAGGCAACAGAGAGCCACAAGGCTCATTAGCTGGCGCACTACAAGGTTATGCACCCCCACAGATGACAGCAATGACCAATCCACAAGTGATGGATTATGCAAGAAATGTCGCACAGTCAGCGCAGCAGAATCTACAAACGCAGATGTCTGACCTAGATAAAGCCTTAGTAATGGATCAAGGCGGTATCAATGTGGGAGACAGACAGGCTTTTGCAAGGCTGCTGGAGCAGATTCCAGGACTTATGGGTGCTACTGCCTACCATGGCACACCGCACACAATCCGAGGAAAGTTTGACATAAGTAAAGTAGGAACTGGCGAAGGCGCACAGGCTTATGGGCATGGTATGTATTTTGCTGAATCTCCAAGCGTTGCTGAAACTTACAAAACAAAGTTATCAGGCGGTCTAGGTAGCCAATCAAATGAGCTATTGATTAACGGTCAGCCATTACAAAACCTTTCAGAGGCACAAAGACGAGCATATGAAATAGTAGCTAGAGATGGAAGAAAAAATGCACTAGGAACAGCTAAAGACTTAGAAGCTGAAGGGTTTGATGCAAGTCATATAAGAGAAGCATTAGCAGCCACAAAGGGGAAAGAAATTAGTCTTGTAAAAAATGAAGGCAATCTATACAAAGTAGATATACCTGATGAATACATCCCTACAATGATGGATTATGACAAACCATTAGGTCAGCAAAGCGCAATAGTAAAAAAAGCATTAAACGAAATAAAAAAACAAATTACACCTGAAATGAAGATGGAATTAGGCGGTGATTTGAATTTACTGTTTGGTAAAGATGTAACTCCTGTGCAGTTTTTAAACACTATGGAAATAATCCATCCTACTGGTGGTGTAGGCATTGGCGAAAGAATGTTAAATGATTTAGGTGTTAAAGGAATACGCTACAAAGATGCCATGTCAAGAGGCGCAGACGAAGGCACAAGTAACTTTGTTGTATTTGATCCAAGCGCAGTAAAAATCCTAGAAAGAAACAATAAAAAACTAGAAAGTCTGTTAGACTAACTTGTTGTAGAATAGCAACATCATCAACCATCACCCCGTAGAGGAATGGAATGGAAAATAGTATAGAAAACAATAATGTAGAAGTTGCGTCAACAAATAAGGGCGGCGCACCTATAGGCAATCAGAACGGCAAGAAGGGCAAGCTGTTCTACAACCAGTTGCGTAAGGCATTGGTACAAGAAGATAGCCGTAAGCTAAGAACGATTGCAGACAAGTTAGTAGATGCTGCCGAGCAGGGCGAGCCTTGGGCGATCAAAGAAGTAATAGATCGTGTAGATGGTAAGGCTGTCCAGGCTACAGAGATTAGCGGTGTAGATGGTGATGCAGTAGAGCTAAAGCTGATTGAGTTCGTTATTAAGCGCCCTGAGTGATAGAACAGGAAGAAAAGCTAACCTTAGAGATTCCAGAGAAGCTAGAGTGCTTACTGGAAGATCATCGCTATAAGATCGTCTACGGCGGTCGTGGATCATCTAAGTCTTGGACAGTAGCCCGTGTTTTGTTAGCCATTGGGCGCAGAAAGAAAATCAGGGTCTTATGCGCTCGAGAGTTTCAGAACTCGATTAGCGACTCGGTTCATGCGTTGCTGTCAGATCAGATTAAGGGATTAGGCTTAGAGGACTTCTACACAGTACAGAATACGACCATCTTTGGGTCTAACGGTACAGAGTTCTTGTTTGCTGGTCTAAAGCACAATGTAACCAAGATTAAGTCGTTTGAAGGTGTAGACATCTGCTGGGTAGAAGAAGCGCAAACTACATCTAAAAGCTCATGGGATGTGTTGATTCCTACAATCCGTAAGCCTGACTCAGAGATATGGGTAACTTTTAATCCTGAGCTTGATACAGATGAAACTTTTAAACGCTTTGTGGTTTTACCACCAGCCAACGCTAAAGTAACAAAAGTAAACTGGTCGGACAATCCTTGGTTTCCTAAAGTCCTAAGAGACGAGATGGAAGATTTAAAAGCTAGGGATTTAGATGCCTATCTTAATGTATGGGAAGGCAACACAAGACAAGTATTAGATGGTGCAGTCTACGCTACAGAACTGCGTAAGGCGCAAGAAGAAAACAGAATCAAAGATGTACTGCTAGACACAAGCGTTCCAGTATCAACATTCTGGGATATTGGCTGGGCAGATATGACTAGTATTTGGTTTGTGCAAACCATAGCTGGTGGCGAAGTAAGGGTTGTTGACTTCTATCAAGATTGTCAAAAGCCTATCGACTTCTACACAGCGTTATTGCAAACCAAAGGCTATACATACAGAGATCATTGGCTACCGCATGATGCCGAACATAAGAATATGACAGGCAAGAGCGTTAAGGACATCATGGAGAACATGGGATTCCCAGTAAGAATCACTCCTAAACTGTCTGTATCAGATGGAATCAACGCAGCTCGTATGTTAATGAATCGGTGCTACATAGACCAAACTAAGTGTGCAGAAGGACTACAAGCGTTAAGACATTACCGCTACGATGTAAACCCTGACACTAAGATGTTTAGCGATAAACCTTTGCATGACCAACATAGCCACGCAGCAGACGCATGGAGATATGCTGCTGTCGCTCTAGATGAGAAACCTTTTGATTGGAAGAAACCTCTGAAAGTCAATACAAAGTGGATCACATGATTGATCTACATTTAGGCGATTGCTTGGAAGTAATGAAACAGATACCAGATAAGTCGGTAGATTTGGTTCTGACAGACCCGCCATATAACATTGCAAGAAAAAACAACTTTTCTACAATGGGTAGGGCTGGCATTGACTTTGGTGAATGGGATAAAGGATTTGACCTATTTTCTTACATTGACCAAGTAAATAGAGTTCTTAAAAAAGATGGAAGTTTTGTTGTGTTTAATGCTTGGCGCAATTTAGGTGCAATAGCTGATTATGCTGAAAAACAAGGCTTTGAAACAAAAGACATGATTAGATTAGAAAAGTCTAATCCAATGCCTAGAAACAGAGATAGGCGATACATAACAGACTATGAATGTGCAATTTGGTTTGTAAAAGAAAAATCCAAGTGGACATTTAATAGACAAGATGAAAAGTACCAACGACCTAAATTTGTAGCATCAATAGAAACAGGACTACATCCAACTCAAAAAAACCTATCTTTAATGGAAAGTTTGGTTAAGATTCACAGCAACTTAACAGATATTGTTTTAGATCCATTTATGGGTAGCGGTACTACTGGAGTAGCCTGTAAGAATTTGAATAGAAAGTTTATCGGAATAGAACAAGATCCGACATACTTTCAAATTGCAAAAGAGAGAATAAATGGATCAGCTTAAACTAAGAAACCTGATTGATACGGAGATAGATAACGCTATTGGTTATCTTGAGACCGAGACTACAGAGGATCGTAGGAAGGCACTCGACTATTATCTGCGTAGACCTTAT